AAGGGAAAAATGAAGCAGCGTTTGTTTTATATGAGTGCGTCTCTTGCGCTTATGGCTGATAATGTGATTTTTAAAACTTTCGTTAATACGATGCGTTATTGGATGTCTGCTATAGGTATTAAAGTTACTGAGGGAGGCCTGCTTGAAATGTGGGATATAGTCCTCGGTAAACGATCTTCTCCTCTTAAGCAACGTTGGAGGAGAACGGAGAGATGGGCATGGCATAAGCATGGCATTGATTTGAAACAAAGGAGGTATGGTGAAGGTGATTGGTCTTCATATGATACTACTTTGATTGCTATGGTCATGGCTGCCGCAATAGGAACTGCTTTCTCTATATTTAGTCGTACTGGTGATCCACTTGTTCGGCTGCTTGCTATTACATGTCACGGCCTTGCTATTACCAAGGTTATGTATATGTATTTGGCTGAACAATTTTATAGGGTGCAGGGGAGAATGTTTAGTGGTGTTTTGATAACATCTACTATTGATACAGTTTATCAAATCATTCTCTTTCTTTATTATATAAAAATGCTTCTTCGGAAGTATCCTGACAATGAAGTGCTTAGGGAAGTTATTGCTGCTCAGATGTTTATAATGTTCTTTTATGGTGATGACCATATTGCTGGATGGCCTGTCTGGATGGAACAATTTAAACTTGAGGATGGTGCTAAGGATACACTTGATGATTTTGTTACTATGTGTATCAATAAATTTGGTATGAAATATAAAGTTAGCGCCTCTCAGAGATATGAGGAAGATGGTGTCATAGGTGAGATACATTTTATGACTAGTGAGTATGATGGTGTTCCTTTGGAAGTCAAGTCACTCACTAAATTTGGATGCTCATTTCTCAAATTTACTGTTGTACAAGTCTATTTGGATATGGAACCTTTTCTTACACCTATTCCTATGAAACATCCTAAGGATGCAGTTGCTAAGTGTGGCTGGAGTGTCAATGCCTCCAAGAATGCTTCACTAGAGATGGCAAAAGTAGTGGCATTGGCATTTTTGAATACCAATCCTGAAGTGCATGTGTTTCTTGAGCATTATTATAAAGCTCTAGGTGAGAGAGGTGCTATTTTGACTCCTGAGTTGATGGACAATATAATGGCTAATCCTGAGGGTATTTCGATGTATATTCTTTCGCAATCATACCTGAGTGGTGTTGATTTGAAGTTTCCGTCTCTTCTTGATAATTATAAGAAGCAATATCGAGGGTATTGTAAGAAGACTGGTTTTCAGCCGCTGGATCGATATGGTCGGGTGAAGCCTGATAAGGAGAAACGAAAGATGTGGAGAGCCGATGATTACGTTGGTTCTTCTATACCTCCAGATTTTGAATGATTTCAAAAATAAAACTTTTAAAAAAAAAAAAAAT